TTATGGCTTGTCATTGTTGGCTCCCAGGCGGTCGTAGAAGGCGAGAACCAGGTCGGCACGACGCTCCGGCGTCACGGGTTCGGTGATCAGGCGGACGGCGTCCTCGGCCATGGTGAGCGCCAGATGCAGGCGGGCGCGGTCGAGGGGCGGCTGTCCGGCGGCCTGGCGGGCCAGCGCGGCCTGCTCGGCGCGGGTTTTCGGCGGGCGGCCGGTGGCCAGCCAGTCGACGAGGACACCGCCGACTAGGGACATTTTCAGCAAATTCACCAGCCCCGGTTCTTTTTGGCCCTTGATGTAGGCGTTGACCAAGCTGTCAGACAGGCCGCATTTTGCGGCGAAAGACCGAACAGACTCTTTCCCGATAACTTCCCGCAGGCGAGCACCGAACAGTTCCGATTCTTCGGAAAGAATCGGAACTCCTGAATCGGAACTGGCGCGGCTGTTCCGATTCTTTGGAGAGCCTTTGTTTACGGGCGTTTCAGCGTTGTCTTTCATGTTTGTGCGGCGCAGCAGAATCGGACGCGAATCGGAACTAAAAAACAATCCGCTCAATAGTTGTTGACTGCGCTCTCGATTGAGCGCAATATCCGGCCATGTCAATCGAGAAGAGGATAACTGACATGTCCAAAAAACATGTTGCCAAGGACTGGTCGAAGGCGGCGATCCGCTACGCGGTTCACGAGCGCGGCCTGACCTTTCGGGGGCTGGCCATCGCGGCCGGCTACCGCAGCGTGGACGCCGTGTCGCAGTGCCTGCACCGGCCTTACCCGAAGGTCGAGCGCATCCTCGCCGAGGCCATCGGCGAACGCCCGGAAACCATCTGGCCTTCGCGTTACCTTGTCAACAACAAGACAAAGCGTAACACGGCGGCCGGCGCAGTCAATGTCAGTCTTCCGGCGGCGGCCTGACGGCGTATGACGATGTCCGATTCGCTGACCTATGACCTGTTCGGCGCTGCACTTCCTGCGGTCGCCGACGCGGCGGAACGCCCCGGGCGCCTGGGCTGCGCGGTGGAGATCGCGGCGACGATGGCGCAGGCCATCGAGCTGGCCCGGCCGCGCGGGCTGGACCGCGGCGAAATCGTGGCGCGCATGAGCTACCACCTGGGAGAGCGGCTCTCGGAATCAACGTTGAACGGCTACACCTCGCAGGCGCACGGTGAGCGGGAGATCAGCCTGCGGCGGGCGATGGCGTTCGATGCCGCGCTCGGGGAAGACGTTTTATTGGGGCTGTACGCCGAGAAGCTCGGCGGACGGCAGGTGGTGAGCGCGGACGATGCGTCGCTCCTGGAGTGGGCACGGCTGCATCACGAAGAACGCCAGCTGGCGGCGCGCAAGAAGGCGCTGGAAGCGGTGTTGATCAACAAGCGGAGATAAGCATGGGACGCATGAACAGCATTACCCGTCTGCCGGCCGCCGTGCAGGCAGAAATCGACGAGCGGCTGGTCCAGTCCGGATTCAGCGGCTATACGGAATTTTCCGACGAGCTGCGCCGGCGCGGCCTCGATGTCAGCAAGAGCGCGCTGCACCGCTACGGAAAGGCCATGGAAAAGCGCCGGCAGATGCTGCGGGCGGCCCAGGAGATCAGCGCCGCCGGGGTCGACGCGGACATCACGGCCGAATTGTGCGGCGACGCCACGCTGGTCGTGGTGGTCGACCGGACGTTTGGCCGGGCGCGACTGGTGAGCGTGCCGCTGCCGGCGGCCGAGGTGATTCTGGCGCTGAAAAGGATGAAAAAATGAACGCCCTGAACCTGGTTGTTTCCCGCCGCGTGGTGCGCGGCACGGTGCGCGTCGACGGCGCGCTTTACTACGGCGCCGGGCTGGAAATGTGCGGCGGCGAAGTGGTCGATATCGTGGTGCGCCCCGGCTCTGCACTTCCTGCGGTCGACGGCAGCGCCTTCGCCGACCTCGGCGGCGCCCCCCTTGAGCTGACACGGATCGGCTGATCATGGCTAACGGATGGTATTCAGCGCAGGAACTGGCGGGGTTGCCGGGGATGCCGGGAACGGAGCGTGGTGTTCGCAAAGCGCTTCAAAAAAATTTACCGGTAACGCGCTCAAAAGAGCGAGGCAAAGGCCTCGAATACCCGATCACCTGCCTGCCGCGCGAGACGCAGGACGCCCTGCAGCAACGGGAAATTGCCGCGCAACTGCCGGCGATCGTCCGGGAAGTTGCCGCGCCGGTCATCATCCAGGCCCCCGCGCACACGCTGACCGACGCTCAGCGACTGGAGCGCGACGCCCGCAAGGGTGTGCGGATGGCGATCCGGCAGCTGATGGAGGAGGCCCGCTGCAGCCAGGAGGCGGCGCTGCACACGATTCTGGCGACGGCGCGGGCGGGGAGCGCCGAGCCGGCGACGATCCGCCTGCTGCAACTGGCGCGCGACAAGCGCGGACGGGCCGGGGACGGCTTCCCGTCGATCCGCACGCTCAAGCGCTGGCTGGCCGCCGATGACCTGACGCCGCGCCAGCACCAGAAAGACATGCGCGTGCCGGCCTGGGCTAGCGCCTTTCTGGCGATCTGGCAGCAGCCGCAGAAGCCGACGGTCGAGCTGGCCTACCGGGAATTCTGCCAGTCTGCATCGGCGACCGGCCGGCCGAGCATTCACCAGGTGCGGCGCTTTTTGGGCAAGCTGGGGGCGGTGACGCGCGAGACGGGGCGCATGGGCCCGCGCGAACTGAAGACGATCCGCCCATTCATCCGCCGCGAGTTCATGAGCCTGGCGCCGAACGAGGTCTGGAGCGCCGACGGCCACACCTTCGACGCCGAGGTGCAGCATCCCTTCCATGGGCGGCCGTTCCGCCCGGAAATCACCAGCATCGTCGATATCGCCACGCGGCGGATCGTCGGGATTTCGGTGGCGCTGGCCGAATCGGCACATGCCGTGCTCGATGCGCTGCGCCACGCCGTCGAGAATGCCGGAAAACCCGCGATTTTCTACGTCGACCGCGGCTCCGGCTATGACAACGCGCTGATCAAGGACGAAGGCCTCGGCCTGCGCGCCGCGCTCGGCTTCGCGGTCGTCCATTCGCTGCCCTACAACTCGCAGGCGCGCGGCGTCATCGAGCGCCTGCACCAGACGGTGTGGGTACGCGAAAGCGGCTTGTCTGCCGAGGACAGGCAGGCGCTTGACTTGCAGCGCGCCCAGGGGGCGCAGTCGGAGGGTTCCTACGCCGCCGCGCGCGCCGGCGTGGCGCTGCTCGAAGGGCGCGGCAAGGATTTCGACAAGTACGCCAAGGCGGCCGAGAAGTTTCTCGAGCGGGCGATGAAGTTTGCCGAGAGCGCACAGGATGCCAACCTGGTCGAGGACATCGGCAAGCAGCAGGCGGCGCTCGACGAGGCGCGGGCCAGGGCCGAAGACAAGAAGGCGGCGGATGCAGAAGCGCAGTCGGCGGCGCTGATGGATCAGTTGAATGCCGTGCAGGCCAAGCTCAAGGACTTGAAGGGCGAGGCGGCGACGATCCAGGTCAATGCCGAGATTGCCGGGGCGATCAACCAGCTGGCCGAGGTCGAGAAAAAGCTGGCGGCGCTCCAGGACAAGACGGTGACGGTGACGGTCAATACGATCCAGGCCGGCGCCCCGACCGCCGTCACGCCGCCGGCCGACGCGGGGCCGCTGCCGACGTTCGCCTTCGGCGGCCAGCTCCCCGGCTCCGCCTCGCACGACCGCGCCGACAATATGCTCTATTGGGGCACCCCAGGTGAGTGGGTGATCCAGCGCCCGGCGGCGCGTTATTACGGGTCCGCTTTCATGGCTGCGCTTAACGCGATGAAACTGCCGAAATTCGCCACCGGCGGCCAACTTGGCGCGTCAGCCATCGGTCGCCTGGCGATCCCCAGCCTGCCATCCGGCGCCGGGGCGACAGCCGGCAACAACCTGACCCTCGATTTTGGCGAACTGGGCAAGTTCCGCGCTAGCGCCTCGCAGGATACCCAGCGTGAGCTGGAGCGCGTGTTCGCCCGCGCCGCCCTGGCTTACGGAAGGAAATAGCATGGCCGCGCCCCCGCTCATCATTGCCGGCATCGAGCTGCCGCAGCGCGCCCGCCTCGATCTCAGCCAGACCTTCGAGCCGCTCGGCGGCCGTTCGTCGCGCCGCATGGCCAGCGGGGCCCTGTTTCGCATGAGCCACTGGCAGCGCTGGCGGACGACGATTTCGGGTAGTGGCTGGGTGCCGCCGCAGCTGCTCGGCATCGATTACGACCAGCCCTACACCGTCCAGTGCGTGACGACGCTGGCCCTGGCGGTCGGCGACCCGCTCACCCTGACCCAGCCGATGACGGCGAGCGTGACCATCGCCGCCGGTTCGCTGGCGATCACCTTCTGAGGCCCGATCATGGCGACCACCTTCGGTTTCTTCTCTGACGCTGCCCTGACTACCCCTCTGGCCGCGCGCCTGCTCTTCATCCAGCCGGTATCCAGCCCCACCGCCGTCGACAAGGTCGTCTATTTCGGCAGCGCGACCGCCAGCCGAAAGGCCATGGCGAACAGCGACCCCGGCGTCGATCCAATCGTGGTTTCGATCACCGACGCCGCGGGCGGCAGCGGCTCGCCTGCCTCCGATGTGAAACTTGCGCTCTCTTCCGGCGGACTTGCCGGGGCGACGGGCGGGGCGCCGCTCAATCTGCCGGCGGAGATCAACAGCGGCTCGGGCGGCGCCATCGCCATTCACATTCGCGTGCTCGACTCAACGCACGCCTTCGGCCTCAACAATGACTTGAGCCTGACGACCAACACCCTGGCGGAATTCTCGGTATGAGTTCAAAAGACCTGACCGAAGCCCTGCACAAGCTGACGCTTGCGGCGCGCGGCGAGACGGAAGGTCCGCCGGCCATGAAGGCGCGTGGCAGCGCACCGGCGGTCAAGTCGGCGGCACTGCTCGGCAGCGGGGCCGGTGGCTCGGGCAGCATCGCGTCGCCGCTGGTCGAGACGGCCTATGCCGCCCGCACCTTCCATACGACGGTGAATGTCCCGTCAACGGACGGCCTGTTCACGCTCAAGATCAAGCCGGTCAAGGAGATATTTTTCCTTGACGCCAACGGGCTCGCGGTCACGATGGAATACAAGGCGCCGGTATGATCAATGGCGCGAACTTCGATCAGGACGCAATCGAGCTCTTCGGCGATCCGTGGCACGGCCTGTACCGGGGCGGGGTGCTAGAGCTGCCGAACGCGACCACCCGCGCCCTGGCTGGGGCAGCGCCAGCCAATGGCGAGAATTACAAGGTGATGATTCCCGGCCAGCCGGCTGTCACGACCGACGCCGCCGACACGGCGGCGGGCATGACCTGGCTGAATCACGGCGTGATGAGCGGCAAGGAAAAACGCCTCTACGGCGTCAATCTCGGCGAGATGAAGTGGATCTATATCGACGCCGACGATTCGCCGTGGCTGGCCACACTTTCGCACGTCGGGACCACGGCAACCGTCACCCTGGCGCGTTTCGGCGAGATGGAAGGCACCCCGGCGACCTACTCGGCGACCGCCAGCCTGACGCTGCCCACCGGAACCGTCCTGAAAATAGACGATATCGACAGCGCCGGGCGCCAGGTGGCGCTGGTCGCGTTCAAGATTCGCCATGACGAAATCGATGGGCTCGATTGGCGGGTATGCGAAAAAATCTGGAAGCTGACGCTCTCAGGAACGGCGGCGGCGCTTAGTCTGGCGCTGTCGATGGAAAGCGACTGCATGCCTGTCGATTATGGGGCGGGAACCACCGGGGGATATATTTATTGGCTGAGATATCAACCAACGCAGGTTATCACCGGGCCATTTTATTCGTCGTCATTTCCAGGCGCCCCCCCGGATTACGATATCTGCATCGGCACCCAGTCCGGAACTTTTGAAAATCACGTCAAGCGCGCCATAGGCGCCACGCTGCACAATGACGTATTCGCGCTGGTGTTTTCTGTTACCTATCAGTATCAGATCCTCACCGTCACCCATGATTTCAGCAGCGTGTTCGACCCGTATTACGGCAGGATGCTCCACGAGCTGCATGAAACCGAGGAAAGCGGCAGCTACTACGGAATCGAAATCGCAGGGAACCTGACGACGTTTCCAATCGCATGGAGCGCCAGCCGTGACCTCCCCTATGGCTCAATCGTCATCGTGTCGCCTTTGACGATCTGCGGAATCAACGTGCAGGAAGCGCCCGAGGATAATTTTCAGGGGCATAGCTGGCCCTATGTGGGCGACCGCCGCATCATCGACCAGCGCCTCGGAAATCGCGCCTATGGCGCCGTGGCCTATAGCTACGACCCGATGCTCCAGCATGTCAATCTCGGGGTGGCTGGCCCTGTTTCCGGCGATATCGACCCCTATTTGACCTCGCTTGAAAACCCGGCCTGGGCGACTGCGCATCATACGACCGGCGCGCTTGTGGTCAGCACCAGCGGGGTGGTGTGCTTTGTCTGA